TTGAAGTTCCAGTCTTCTCTTTATATCGTTTAACCAATTCTTTTATATATGCAACTTCCTGTTCATTCAAATCACGAAAACCACCTTCACGAGTAACATCTTCCAATATTTTATGCAACTTCTCTGCTGTTTCTTTATCAACTGCAAGCAAGCGCATCATTCGTGATATGTATCCTATTTTACGCATTATAGTTTCATCTTTCATTTTATCCTCCCTTTACCAGTTCGCAACTGTGGGTACACATTTATTTGCTCCACAAATATGTGTACTACATCCCCCAAAGCTTGCCCATCCTTTATGAACTTCTCTTTTTTAATGTCTAACACCCTATAATCGCCTGCACAAAGCACCTCATATTGCTCGGCATAGTGGCTGAACGCTGATATGTTTATCCCTTTTGCACCCTTCACATGCAATGCTACAAATCCACCTTGGTGTACACAATAAAGCTCACCCCACTCCTTATATATTACATCTTTCTGCGACCAAGAACGAATACCTTGGGTAATCACATCCCCCACCTTCATTTTATCCAAATTCTCATATATATAAAGTGGCTCAACCCTTATAAGTTCATTAACATATGGTACAGCTTGTTCCATAAGGTCAAGTGCTGTTTTAATCCACCTTACAAGCCAATTCTCAACGAAACTTAATGTTTTAGGGTTCAACCATTCCTTGTAATTACCAAGTGCAATCTCCGTGCTAATCCTTTGAATGATTGGAGTACCATCAATAAATCGCAACAATGCCCTAACAAAGAAAGTTTTTTCACTATCATAATCCGCTTTATAAATATCCTGAAGAAAACCATTTGCATATGGAGTATGGTCAAGCAAAGCATCTCTTACCTCATCAGGCATTGGTAATGGCTTAAACTTTTTGAGCTTTTCTTTCAAAGTTCGCACTTTTTCCGCTGGTGCTTTACGAGATGGCTTAGCAAATGTCCTTTGCCAATATTCCTGCAATTCGGGATCGCTACTTGGATCGCCTATGAACTTAATTAACCTATCAGTAAACTGCTCAGGCTCTTCCACCACTTCTACGAAAAAGCACAAACAATTTGGGTGAGCTGGCATAGGTGGAGCTTGGTCTACTGGATAAACGCCTGCACCATACCCGATGTTTGCATTTGCCAACTGATCACAAATATCGTATTCTGGATGCTCTGAACTTAATACCCACTTCACACCTTTACACGCTGGATTATATGCCGCACTCCTTATTAATGCACCACCATGAGCCGCTGAAACCTCTGTCCTAACCAAACGTAAAGCTTCATAATTCAAATTCGCAGGTAACCGCTTCCCCATCCTCTTCATCATGTTAGGGTAGTCTTTTGCTATTGTCCTCGCTCCTTCTTGCACATACTCCTCCAACGCATTGGCTATATCCACAATGTCCATGTTTTCAGCTATCCCTGACAACACAATCCTACCTATGGCCTCTGCATTGCTCTTGCTTATCTTCCATATTCTATCGCTCAACTGCAACCCAGCAAGCCGCCTATTCCACATCGCTTTAATAACATCATCCTGCACTGCACCGAATACATTCTCCAGCTCCTTCTCAACTAAAGGAAGCACTGGCCCGAACACATCCCTTGTCATTCTTCTGGAATACTCAACACCTATTGCCGCCGCCTTCTCTATCCCCTCAGTTAATGTCTGCTTCTGCACTCCTCTCAATTCTTTTGCAAATTCTCGTAGCCCTTCTTGGACATATTTCATCTGTGCCGCATGATCCTTTGGCAGCTTCTTCATATACCTCGTCAAATCTTCTGCGGCTTCCTCAATCTCTAATGCCAGCTTCCTCTCAGCCCTTAATTCTGTATTCAAGAACTTCTTCCGTGTTTCAAGCGTCCACTTGTAATAAGGCTTGTTAAACCTCTTAACCTCATCAAGCCAGCTCATTTTCCGCTTCTTCTATCGCCTTTGTCATCTCTTCCAACTGCCTATTAAAGCCAGCATTTTGCTCCAGCCTCTGCCTCAATATCCAGCTTTTGATTATCTTTTCTCTTTCTCCAGGTATTTCTGGATTGTCGCTAACGTATTCAGACATTGTATCCACATACTGACTAAGTAAATCGACTGCCGCATCAATACTCATAAACCCACCCATTACTGCCACATTCAACGCGTTAGTCAACGTGTTAATAGTTTCTGCATATTGCCGCTCGTCTCTTTCAATTACCTCGTCCCAAGTTATAGTAACGGTGTAATCTACAAACCTCTTACCTGTTAGTCGTGAATACATCGCAAGCACCATTCTCGCAAACATAATCCAATTTTCCGTAACCATCTCTCGCTTACGGGCGACTCTTCTTATCAACAAAGGAGCTTGCTCAGACACACTGGCATGCGAACTTGGAGTATGCACACCGAATACAAACTCTGGCACTTCGGACACATCAACAATGCAATAGAATAACAATTTAAGCAAGGTAGCCGCATCACCTATGGCCGACCTAACCTCAATAAACGAAGCATCTTCCTCATCGGTAAAAATCAGCAACTCGTGGCCTGTTAAATCCAACCTTGCAGGTCTGCCTTGCTGGATATCCTCCCAAGCATCTGGGAAATTGTTCTTCAGAAATCCTGCAACATCCTTTAATTGCAACTTCATCCTCGGCGTGGAGTGTAATTTTGAACCCTGCATTGCGTGGAGCATAACGTCATGGTACGCCTTTAAGTATGGCTCTACAGCCTCCAACTCCGACGTACCAAATAATTGTGTCTCTTCTGGCTCATTCTTAAAATGGATTATCGGAATAAAGCCCCACGGATTAGGCTGCTGTCCCACCTTCACGCCTTCAGGCACATCACCTTGGGCGCTAACTTCTATAATCTCTGGTGTTATGTACTGCGTATACGTATACCTTCTTCGGCCTTCATCCCAGCTTATCTGCGATTGTATTACGTAGCCAATAGGCTTATGAGTTACTGGATCAAGCACAATATCTGCAACTTGCTCTGGCGGAATAATTACAAAGTCAATCGCCGCACCTTCTCTCTCTGGATAAAGGATGTTATTCACCTTGTCAGCATACAGGTATACAAAGCAATCCCCATCTCTAATTGTAAGCTGGTGTACTCTCAACATCTTACTCGTCCATTCAACAGCATAATCGTCAAGCACTTGCTGGGCTTCCTCATCCACGCACCTAAACTTAGGAGCACCCATGAAACCAGCTAATGTATTTATTATCGGCTTTGCAAATCCCGCCCCCAACTTATACTCATCGTTAGTATTGTGGTATAGTTCTCTTGCAAGAGTATAGTCAACTCGTGATGTATCTAGGGAATACACATCCCTCGAACTTATCACCCATCCATATCGTCCAAACGTTGGAGCTCTGAGTTTTGATATCTCCCCCACTATCCAGCTAAACGGATTTGTCATATATTCTCGCCCCCCTTAAAATGTCAATTCCTTTCACATTCCTACGCTCTAATGTGGAAGTTATGTACATGATAGCATATCTCATCGCATCCATTAAATGGTCGAACTCTTTTACGGGTTGCTCTTGCTTTGCTCCATTTGTAACCTTCCACGAGTATGCTTCTATCTCATTTAAAGTATTCTCAAGCCCTCTAAAGAAAAATAACTGTTTTGACTGCATCTTCTCAGACACCTTTTGTATACCATGCAACACCACATTATTACCACTCTGGGCAGGAAGCCCTAACTGCCTTAACTCTTCTATTGCCTCAGGACGTGACGGGTCGCAAACGACAGCATCTATCCTTTCGCCTTCGCACATTCTCTTTATCTCTTCTCCAGCCTCAGACGGTAATTTTTCTCGCTGGTAATATTCCTTATATGCAAACACATTATTATCAGGATCAACTGCAAGCCATATTGCCGCAAACGGATTGTTATACCCAAAGTCAACACCAATCACTCGCGGCCAATCCTTAGGAATATCAAAGGGCTCAACTAAATGCACCGATGGATTAAAGCAATCATAGACCAATCCTTCTGGCCTGGCAAATTCACCCAAATAAAACATTCTAAACATCCAGTCAGGCAAATCCCTTTTGGCTCTTTCAAACTCCTCCCTCGGGTAATACGGGTTTTCAATGCTCGGGAATTGTATCACATCATAGTTACTGTCTCCTGCTTTCCACCTATCATAGAACTCAGTTTTAAGCCAGCCAAGGTTATAAGGTGTGGTAGTAATTAGCACCCTACCGTTATGAAACCCGACACGCCTGAGCACAACATCCCAAGCCTCGCGCCTCATCTGTCCCGCTTCATCCATCCATGCAGCGTATACGTGCACGCCTTCTAACGAAAATGGGTTATCTGCACTGCCAAAATAAATCCTTCCACCGGTGGGCAAATAGTAGGTTCTATCACTTGCATGGTATTCTCCCTTTGTCACCTCGTCCATAAATTCCAACGTCCTGGGTAATACAATCCGCTGGAACATCTGATATGTGGGCGATACCACCAAAAAAGACCCCTTTGGGTATTTCCGTATTTCACGATAAAGCCATATAGGGCCAACCCAACTCTTACCACTACCAGTACCAGATATCATAGCAACATACCTCGCTTGACTTCTCCAAGCTTTGGCTTGTCCCTTATGAAGCTTTATCTTACTCGCTATCATCCAGCTCAATCTCCACAATCTGCGGGAGTGTTACCTCTTGCTTGCCT